ATTTGTGACAGCAAAGTCGGTGGCAAGACCAGCATTGACATTGAGAGTCTGGATATCACCAGTCTCAGAGTCAAAGGTGGTTATTGTGCCGTATGTGCCGACTAAAGATGTTACTAAACCAGCAGCAATATAAGCATTGTGGACACCAAGGGTTCCACCAATAGACATTGCCTCATTTACGGTGGCAATGCCAGTTACTACTACCTGTCTAGCAGTAAACTCATCAAAGGTAATATCACCAGTTACATCTAAATCACCTTCAATATATACGTCATTCTTGAAGGTGGAGATACCAGAAACAGACAGTCCACTTCCTACTTGGATTCTGTCGATTAAGGCATTAGCATTAGCAGAGAGTACCTTTCTAGGTAACAGAACACCTTCCTGAGTTAGGTTATCAGGAAGTCTCTCCATGTAGTACTGACCGCCTACAGGATAAGGCAGTGTGTTTACACCAGCGGCACTACCAATGTAGAGTTTCCTGTAGGTGCCACCAGCACCAAGGTTGTTAGTATCGTATACGTAGACTAGTTCACCATCGGTTACACCCGTTCCTACTGGTGGAAACTCGGGTAAACCGATGCCATACGTTCTTTTTAATTTAATCTGTGACATCAGTAAACACCCCCATCGATGTCAAACTGAGCAGTGGAGGTATTCTTCCAAAGTCCAGATGAAGCTTCATAAGCAGCAAACTGACCGTCAGTAAGATCAGAGAACGATGTGTCAGTTAATGCTGAAAAGGAAGGAACTGCGGAAATGGTTCCAGATGTTAAGACTTTTACTGCAGGGGTCTGACCAACACGAACTTTTATGTTGTTTGCCATTACCTAGTTACTCCTCCTCGGACGATAACTGAACCTTCAACCGCTCTAGTTTTTGTCCCACTTCCATCTACAATAACTACATCATAAACATATCTTCCAGGTTTTAATGTCGAAGTCAAACTTGAACCCATAGAAACAGAGATAGATCCGCTTGCTGGGTCATCAATGGTGGTTAAAAATGGTGTGCTAGTAGTAGCGGTATAATGCTTTCTCAAAAAAGCACTATGTCCATAACCAGCTAAGTTAATAGGTGCGTCAGATGCGGTATCTGCCAGCGTGAAAGATTGACTAAAATTCACACCAACATTAATACTTAAATTAGATACGTATACGGCAGCCATTTAATCACAAGCACCCTATAAAGGTATTTATCTACCTAATAAGTCGTGAACTAATTTCTTCAATTCATCAACTTCATCGTGAAGATTGGATACTTCTTCTTCCAAACTTCTTTTTTCTTGTTTTTGTTTAACCAATAAGTTTCTTTGACGGACATACTCTAAGTATGCCCGTCTATCTGTATTTACTATCGCACCAGTATTAGGATCACGATAGAGGTTTTGATATCCCTCTACCTTTATCATGCCAGTGCGATTGTTCTAATGTCTCTGAATGTGGGAACCTTAGATTGATTAGTTGTGGTACATACAACCTTGATTACATATCCAGTGAACTGTTCAAGATTATCAGCAGTGAACTGATATTCCAGATAATCATTTGGTGTTAGACTTGGTGGAACCAGAACATCTGGATGACCAGTGTTTGCTGCAATGTTGATAACTTCATCACCAAATCCATCACCATTGGTATCAAGCAAGTTCTCATATCCAGGGAAAAGTTCATATGATTGATCAATCTCACTGGAGTCTGCTCTTACTAGTTTATAAAGAACTCTGAAGTCTGCACCAGAAGGTCTAGCAGCAGTTAAAAGAACTCTCAACGAAGTGGCTGGTTGCTGAAGATCGACCCTTTGGGATACATAGATCGCAGAGTGTGGATCAGTATCATCAGAGTTAACTCTACTGTCAGTAGCATAGTTCAGTCCTGGGTTGTCGATTCTATTCGAGAATAGTTCCAGGTTAGCAGTATCAAGGTTGATATATGGAGAAACAAAGTTATTTTGTGTCTCAAGTTGGACACCTAAAGTGAACGACTTGTTACGTGGCAAATCGGTTGTTCTAGCATCCTCATTAACTTTAGATGCAATCAATCTTGGTGTTTCAAGTGTATTGATTGTATTCAATCCAACTGGTTCATATCCTTGATCTAAGAAGGAAACCTCAGAACCATCAACACTTGTTCCAGAGACCGTTCTGATAATTGCGGAAACACTAGTAGCATCTCCAGGTGTCACAACATCAAAGTTTGGTGCGATGTAATTGAACTGAACGTTTTGAGTTGCCTCAGCCAAGTTTCCACCAACCAAAGAGTTGGTATTGAAGGAAAGTTGTGGTTCTTGGTTTGGAGTGTCATCCGTGTTTCTGTTTGATCTATCAACCTGAATGTAGTATCCGTCGATAGTTCTATCAACAGATCCCATATCATGGGTCTTATTGATTCTTCTCAGGGAGACACCGTTAAGTTCATACTTAAGTGCTTGATCATCTGCGTTATGAGTAATGGTGAGAGTGTTATCAACACCTCTCTGAAGAATACCAACTGTTCCAACTCCGACGGAATCATAAGCAATGATTTCATCATTAATAATCAGGTAACCAGTATTTGCAACACCAACAGAAACACCTTCAAATGTCAAGAGTCCTGAAGTGCTAGCAAGAGAAACAACCGTATCATCAACACCCAAGTTAGCGGCAAGTGTATTTACTACTGTGTTTGGTCTAATCTTAGAAAGAGAAACTTTGTTGTTATCAGCATACATTCCATGACCATAATGCTCAACAAAGAACCAAGATCCGTCATTAACATCCCCACTGGTTACATTAGTTGTAACAACTTCAGTGCCAGCATTTTGAATATTGCCACTATTATCATAGTAAGAAAGTCCAGCCCCAACTGTCATCTCTTCACCTTGAACATTGGTAAGATAAAGAGTATCGATACCCCAGAGACTTTCAACGTTAATTACAGCACCGTCACCAAATCCGCCAATGTCAGCAGTAGTGAGACCAACGGTGTCACCAACTACATATCCAGAACCAGAAGATGCAACAGAAACGGCAGTTACGTTGCTGATTCCAGCACCAACGGTTACGTTAAGTGTTAGACCAGTTCCATTGCTGTCAATGTTGAAAGTAGAAACTGGATTGGATGGAGTTCCATATCCACTACCACCAGTGAAGATTCCAGCACCACCAGCAGCAACAGGACCACCCTGCTGTTCAACGTATCCAAAGTTATATGCTTTAGATGCAGAGGTGACTTTTCTTCCTGCAGACAGAGTTGTAATTCCACTGGCACCATTGGCAAATGTTTCAATACCAACAGTCAGTTTTCTTGGATATGTTTCAATTGGATCCTCACCAAGTCTTCTGCTTCCACCATTACTAATGTCAAGTTTGGGGTTGTAGAAGTATGCAGTTCCAACATCGGATGTGAAGTTGGCACGATACAGTTTGAACGTCATGTCTTCAAACTGGTTAGCAGTCCAAATAGATCCATTCTGAGACAAGAACAACGATCCCATGGAATACTGAGTGCTATAAACAACACCAGTAGCAGCTGGGAGTTGACTTGCATTAACAGTCTTCTTGCCCATTTCAGCAACCCAGACTTCATACTGATCAGTGTCAGCAAGAAGAACTACGCAATATTCTTGATTCGGTTCAAGATAGATTGGTGATGGGAACTTAACGTTCGTAGCAACAGAAGCATTTGAAGATGTTGTAATTTCACTAGGTTTAACCAGAACTCTTGCATCTGGAGTTACCAGAGTTGTTGTTGGTGTACCCAACTCCATTGTGCGAAGTTGAACTTCAACTGGGATGTTACCACCGTCCTTATTGGCAAAGAACAAGTCAATGGAAGTAATAAATGCACCTTCTTTTTCAATCAGGAAGGACTGTGCAAGTGGATCGTAGAAAGTAGCAGTTACTCTTTGTCTTACGATAGTTCTTCCGTTAGCAGTGTAATTTGTAACGGCAGTGGAGATTAACTTGCTGCCAGGAAGTGGTTCGGCATTTGTGGCACTAGTGGTCAGTTTATACTCTTTAGTTCCTGTAGTAATTCTTACAGTTGGTGTGGGAGATCCATTTGGATTTCTGATAAAGAATGAACCGATGAGATCACCACCATTGTCAGCAATCAATCTGATATCAGAAAGAACTGCCTGAGCACCACTGCTGAGACCTCTGAATCTAGTTCCAACTTCAACTCTTCCAGAATAAGCACCTTGAGCTTGTGCCGAAAGTGCTGCTGTATCTACGTTCAGAACTGTAGAAGCAAGAGAGTATTGGGTAGGGAGTGTAGTTGTGTTGTCATATGGGTTGATCGTATAAGCAACCGATGGTGTAGCATATGCTCCAGACTTATGATCTGGTCTAGCAAGTCTAAATCTGATAATATCAACACCGTTGACAGATCCAACGACAGTTTCACCGACTTGGAATACACCAGTTACGCTCTCAACCTCAAGAAGTTTTGGAATAACATCGACCCCACCATTTCCATCAAGGAACTGATAGTATCTACCATATGGTTTATTACCTACGGAGTTGAACTGTACGTTCCTAGATCTCATGAACCTGTCTGGTCTGTTAGACAGTGTTCTTACAACGGTATCTGTTTGACCTCTTCTATTTGGATTTGGAATTCTTACGCTTCCACCAGGAACCCAAATATTTCTTACCCAGAAGTCAGACTTAGGACTTAACTGAACACTACCATTGTAAAGTACGACGTTAAATGGATTAACGTTTTCTACTTTAGTTGCATGTGGTTGGTTGAGATATTCAGTTTCTGTGTAATCGAGTGTAACAATACGTCCAGATTTTCTTACATTTTGATCAAGAAGATCAAAGTCAACAGCAAGGTCAATTTCATTATCTGGAATATTTGTGTTAGATGCTAAAAGACCAGAAAGTGTTGTGGCATCTAAGAATGGTCTCAGAACACCATTATCAGGAAGCATCACAGATCTTGGATCAATAAAGTCACCATTTCTAAAGTTATCTACAAAGAAACCAGACTTAAATCTGGACAGTCCAGTTGCGTCTTGAACCTGTAAAGACTGTGTTTCCAACTCAAGAAGATTAAGAGAGGTCAACTCTTCAAGGGTTTCAATTCTATCTTCAAGTTTTCCGATATCACGCATGGTGTATCTTCTATTATCCTCCATGGTGATAGTCGCAGTATCAACATCATAGAGATAAGCAGGAAGTTCAATGGTAGCCAGGAGCATTACATCACCAACTTTTTCTGGTGCTTTTGGTGTTCTCTCAGCAACACCTTCAACATAAACAAAGTTGCCAAGTTTGTCTAAGTAAAGTCTGTCAACTCTTGGTGCATAGAAAGTATATCCAATTACTGAACTTTCGTTTGCAGCAAGAAGAAGTTTTGGTTGATCAGTGAATACTCTAGAGCCGAAATCAAATGGTGATTTTGTAGCAGTGGATGGGTCAAATACTGCAACTCTAGGTCTAAAGTCTAAAGTATCTGAAGCTCTCTGATTGACTTTGCCAATAAGAGGAATATCCTTGGCAAACCTTTCTTCATCATAACTGTCTACGGTGAAAATATCACCCTCGTCATTAGAAGGAACCGTATAGTGATCATAGACAACATACAGTTTTCTGTTTGGTTCAGAATATCCGTCGTTTCTTACTAAACGAGCATAATCATAGTACTGACTCTTCTGACCTTTATTCAGAGTGAATCTGTTTGTTACATCAGTATATCTTCCAGCACTAATGGTCTGGATTTGTCCAATAACATTAGATTCTTGGAACAAAACATTTTCTTGAATAGAAAATCTATTTTCATTCAGATAAACAAATGTGATCTGATTTGCTGCTTTTGTTACTACTTTAGCAACAGCACCAGATGTGCTACCGACTACATTTTCACCAAGAATAACACTATCATTAATGTCGGGATTTGTGAAGAAGTTCAGAGTGTCAAGTGTTACTGAATTTTCATCAATTGCTTGATAGACAGCAAAAATATTAGCAACATCTGGATAGTTGAGGCAGATCTCTTTATCTTGAACTCTCAAACCATAATATGGGCTCTTAGTCAGACCATCATTGATGCTGCTATTGCCATTAGTGCCAGAATTACTGTACTTGGATCTAGTTACCTCAAGAGTCCTAACTCTATTGTAGACTTTCTGTTTGTTTTGAACAGATATCTTTCTAACAGTGGCAATGACATTAACGTTAGACTGACTTGCTCTCAGACCATTGAAAGTGACTACATTGGAAGAAATGGTTACTTGATCATCACGAAGTGGTTCAATTTTTCCATCACTGTAGATAATAGAATATCTTTCTTCGTCAAAGGCTTCGAATAGAATATCAGTAAGTCCACCAATATCAGAAGCAGACAGTGTGAGAACACCACTAGAATTGGTAGTTTTCCCAGTTGCTTCTACAACTGCTTTAAGATCAGATCCAGTAAAATCTACTGTAGCAATGTTTCCATCATCCAGAGGAGCATAAAGGAATCCCTGCTCTTCATTTCTGATTGAAGATCTACCTCTTCTAAACTGAACGGTTGTTGTAGAACTTGGAAGAGAACCATCACAGACTCCCTTGACGTTAACAACGGCAGATAAAGTCATTTTAAGACCATCTGCTGTAATAGAACTTACTCTGTTGTAAGTTGCTGTGGAAAACCCAGGTCTCTGATATTGAATAACATCACCGACTTTGAAATTAGTAAAGTTATTTCCAGCAGAGGTAGTAACACCAGCATTGTTGATAGTAATCGTATCGGCAACACTAAATCCAGTTGGAACAACAAAGTCTAAAACGGTGTCACCTTGGAAATCAGTGGTATATCCAGACAGAGAGCTGCTGTCTTGCCATACCATCCTGACATCCCCAGCACCGTATTGCTTGACGTTATTGACGGTTCTAGGAGTCGTAGAGATGCCATTGATGCTAATAGACTCACCTTGAATAAAAGATCCTGCAGTTTGTCTCAGGAATACTTCAGACTTTCCAGATCCAACTGTAGTGGCATATCCAGTTGCACCACTGCTGAGACCTTTAATGTATGCAGTATCTGGAAGATCACCAGCACTCAGGGAAGAGTTTAGTTCCAGTCTGGTATAAGTTTGAATATCATAAAGATAACAATCGTAGATTGTTGTATCAGTTAAAGCAATACTAACTTGAGATTCTGGTTTTAAAGTATATACTCGTGCTTCACCAATTTGAGTGCCAATACCAGCACCAGTATTATTTCTTCTTTGATCGTAAAGTTGAACGGCATCTTTAAACTTGGGAATACCGACAACATGATTCAACTTAATGAGATTGCCCATCTCAAAGTCAACAGCAGAAGACTTTACTTCCTTAGTTGCTCTTGTTTTGTTTACATCAATAATTTCAGTACCATTCTTCTCTACATCATATCCCTTAACATATGCAACACCAGGACCGACCTTGAGACATGCAAGGTTGTCATTTGGGGTATTTCCTTGAGATGTTGACTGGTTAGAGAAGTACAATCCATCATTCCCAAGCCTATCATTTAGGGAATTGAATAGATCCAGTTCAAAATCTTCTACAGAATAATCTCCAGACTCATCAAAAGTTCTCTTTGCTAAGTAGTCACGGATAATGCTGTATTCCGTGGATTTGATAATTTTTCTAATCGAACCATTTTCAACTCTAAGCAGTTCAACAAAGTTGACATCTGTAGTGTCAGTTAGTGCTTTTTTACCAAGAACCAGTTGAATCTTTAATCTATCGGCACCTGGTGCTGTATAATTAGAGAACCCTTTTGCATTATCATAAAGAGAAGAATCATCCTTTGCTGTAGTAATAGTTTCGGAGATTACTAAACCAACTCTATAGGATGGTTGGTTAGAGTATTGATCCAAAAGGATAGTTTGTTTTTCTACTCTGACAAATGCTCCCCTAAGGAACATAATGCCAGCACCAATGTGTGCGGCAGATCCGATAGAGGTTGCATTTTCGGAAATACAGGTAGCAAATGTATTACCTGTAGGAATAGTCGTATTTCCATAATCTACTGCTTCTAGAGTCTCTAGATTTTCACCATCAGAGAAGGAAGAGAGAGCATTATTAGTATTTCCAGAATCAATGTATTTGATGTATAGAGTTACGTTATTTCTTTCAGATCCAGTCTGAGGGAGAACATACTGTACCTGAGCACTTACACCAGACTCTTGACCGACAATCCTCTTCCCTACAAAGTTATCAATATACACACTAACATCTGTCCCCAAGTGTGTAGAATTGATTTCTACAGCATAATATTGATCATCATAAGTTACATTGCCAGGGACGACAATAGAACCTTCTTTGAAGATATGGCTACCAAAACTTTCGATTTGGTTTTGTAAAATCGACTGTAGGGTTGTTAGTTCTCTAGCTTGGATAGGGAATCCAGGCTTAAATAGCACACGATAATAATCCTTAGCTGGATCAAAATCATCATAGTAAGGATTGACGTTGAGATTAGTCTGTTGTGGCATTTTATTAGAACTCTAATACGATTTTAACGTCTTCCTTCTGTCTTTCATTTCTGGTTACAGAAGGTCTATTGTCAAGGTAGATGATTTCCCCTTTCCTCTTATTTATTTCTGGATTTGCAAGACCATCTGTAAAGTTAACACCCAGGTTAACTACTCTTCCGTTGGCAAGAGTGGTAGTGACTCCACTAAAGTTTTGGTCAACATTAACACTGAAAGAACCACCAGTTTTTGTAATTGGATTAGAACTGGAGGTAAAGTTAATGATTGGAGACCTAGATCTTACATCAGTTGCATCAGTCTCATCACCTGTTGCAGCATTGTAGTAGAGACTTCTGTCTTGATAATATTTAATGATCTTAGTTTCGGTGTCATAAGAAGCAACAATGCCTTTGGCAGTAGAACCTACACCAACTGTTTGTTGAATAGAATCACCAACTACCAAATCTTGTGCAGCACTCTGAGTTTCATACTTGACCGCATATAAAGAGGAATACTGATTATCGGTGAAAACAGTATCAGAGTTCAGAATAGTGGGATTTTTTACAATTCCAACCTGAGCAAATACCGTGTCGTCAGCAAAGTCATAGGAAGAGTTATCAAATCTTGCATACATCAGAACTTTGTCAGCACCAAGTTCTTTGTAAACATTATACCCATGACCTTTTGAGGGTGGAATGATTGGTGTCAGTTTAGCAAAAGCAGATGTTGCTGTCTGAACACCAGTGTTTTCACTTGAAAGGTCAACACGTCCGAAGGAATATCCAGACCCACCAGAAGTTACCTGAGTCTCGATGATTTGTCCAAGAGAGTTTGTCGTAACTCTAACTTTTCCACCTTGACCATCACCTAAGATTGGAAACTCTTTGGCAGTGAACTGTGGATATCCAAGACCAGGTTCATCAATAGCAACAATTTTAATTTGATTATTGTTAACTTCAGAGTCTGCGTTATCCCTAACAGCTTGGATTCCTGTGTTGGTAGTGGTTAACCAGTCATTAGGTACAGTTACATATTCTGTAGAGTCAAACTTAATGATGTCACTAGGATTAATAGTATAGAGATATTTCCAAAGATATCCATCACCACTGGTTCCTGCTCTACTAGGTTCAACATCAGTGAACGATGGTTCGTCCAGTGATGCAGAAGGTGTTGTGGAGATTCCAGCAGCAGTTCCGTTGTCTAAGCAAATATAAACACGGAAATCACTGTTTACAACATAATAGTTGGAATCATACAGTCTGCTAGAATTTGTAACCTGAGTTTGATTTGTAGCACTGTAATCGTGTCTATAAAAGTCGTAGGTAGAACCCTGAACCCAATTTACTTTTCTAACTAATCTTCTTGTATTAGCAGATGTGACACGTTTGCCAAAAAGCATAGTGTCATAAACATGATTGGAGTAGTTAAAGTTATCGGTGGGGAAGGGTGGACCACCGACATCATTCCAAGTTGAGGTTCTACCATATCCAGATCCTGTAGGATTGGATAAACTCATAAAGGCATAGTAAGAATTTGCCGTATTTGCGACAGAAGCCACAAAGTTTTCGGCATTCAAAATCCTAAATTGATCTGTAATAATAGCAGACATTATTAGACTTTAGTTTTTTTTGTATTTATAAGGTGATCTTTACTGTTTGCTCAGAGCACCAGTAGATCTAAGACCAGCATCTCTTCTTTGAATAGTTGGATATGTTGTTAATCCAACTTCGAATTCATTACCATCAACAGAAACCGAAATAGGATCAGTCGTGTCTCTAGTAACATTAAAAATCCTACCCCATACAACTTTACCAACAGGTTCAAGATAGGTTCCCGTAACGGCAATCCCAGTAATATTAGTTGCTGGATCAACTTGACATGTAATAATTCCTACTGTTCCAGAATACTGGGTGTAGTAAGTTTCATAGATGTTGTCAAGTTTATCAGTAGAAACTCCGATTACATTTGTTGTTCCGATTCCAACAGAAACACCAGATCCGATAATTGTTGTAAGACCAGTTCCAACTCCAGTGTCAAGAATAAGAACACGATACCCTGCAAGAAGTTGCTGCCTTTCCGCAAGGGTTGGTACATCTCTCAGATCTAACTGGAAAGTAAGTCCGAGACCATCTGGTGGGAGACTCATGTGATATTGAGAACCGATGCCAGAAGAATTAAGAACATATGCTCTTTCACCATCTTCCTTGATTGTCAAGGAAATTGTTGCACCTGCACCAACACTCAAGTTGGATGTTGATCCAATACCAATTGTGGTAACATCAAATCCAGTGGTGAGATTGTATTCAAGAATCTTTTCAGCATCACCACCGAGAACAAGCATCTTCTCACCGTCAGTGCTCATAGCAAAGTCAGATGGAGCAGCATCATCTGTCAATGTTCCAGAACTAGAAGCATAAGAAATGCTTGTAATATCATAAGCAGAAGAGAGAGTGTAACTATAAAGTGCAGAGTCGGTTGGGGAAATAGTAATAACTTTAGTTCCAGTGTCAACAACTTCCAAACCTCTATGAGTTTGAGTCTGGTTAGCAATTGTTGTTGCTGTCTCAATACCAGCTGCGGTATCACTAGTCAAATCCCATGCAACGGAAAGGCTAAACTCATTGAGTTGGGTAACGAATGGTGCTTGAGCACCACGACCAAGAGTATAAAGTTTAGTGCCGTCATCACGGATGAAGAGATCATAGATGTTTTGAACCTGTGTGCTAATACCAAGTTGATTGCTGGCATTGATTGTTGCCGAATCAATCTCATATGGAGTGGAAAGAGTCCACTCTGTAATTGTTAGGGTATTTTGATCAGCAACATACAGTTTTGTTCCATCAGGTCTTAAGAAAATTCCCTGAAGATCATTCTTAGTACCATCTACAAGATTTTGACCTTTCTTGTAGTTTAACTTAGAAACATCGAAAGGATAGAACTCTTCCAGTCTTGCATATGCTGTTGTAATCCCAGTAACAACACCAGAATAACCCTGAACGTTTGTATCTAGAATTCCACTGATTCTCTCAGTTGGGACTGTGGTTGTAGATCCGATGCCAGAGGTAGAGAATCCAGAAACAATCAATCCACCAAAGTTAGTGTCTGGATCACTTACTGGATTGACACCTAAGAAGAGTGATGTATCCTCAACAAATATTTCTGTGTCAGAAGTTGTAATATCCTTAAGGATTTTTGCGGTTGGATAAATCTGTGCCTCGATAGAATCTCTTGCTTTGGAAATAAACTCACCACCAAGAATTCGGTCTACCTTTTGCTTAGTCCAAGCAATTGGTTTTGGTTCTGTGGTGCTAACACCATCTCCACGATAAAGAGAGGTTTCAACTTCACTAGAAGACGTAATGCCGATAATAGCACGATTGTATTCTTGGGAAAGGTTGGAGAAAGTGCGAAGTGCATCATTCTTTTCAATCAAAGGTGTTCTCTTCATGAAGATGTCATCACCAACCTTAATAGTTTCGGTGATATTTTTCAGGAAACTATCAGTTCCACCAGTTCCTCTATAGAAGAAAATAGAAATTCTATCTTCTGGAGCGGGTGGTTCTGCAAAGGAAACAGAAGTGCCACCTACAAACTCATATGCCACACCTGGTTCTTGAATTACCCCATTGATAAAGACCAACAGGAGGGATTCTAAGTCAATCAGAGCAGAATCTGGATCATTTTTGTCAACTTCAAAACTAATCAGTTGATCATTATATGCCAGTGGGAATCTTGTTCTGCTTCCATCTTGGAATGGTTTGACACTATCGATATAATCAAGTTCTCCAAACTGCCATGCTGCAAAAGTATCTTCAAAAGTATTATCAATTGTGATTTCAAACTCTTTGAAATCATCACCAGCAAGAGGGTCGGTAGTCATACCAACAACTCTTACAACGTCACCTCTTCTGAAGGAGTAACCTGGTTTAGTGACAGAAAACTCTTGAACTTCAAACAAGGTAGCACCAATACCAGTTCTTACAACACCACCAGCACCAACATAGGTATAAGAAACAGCGGTGGTTGCAGCACCAATGTTAATTGTAAATGTATCATCATCAATATACTGAAGAACTGTGTAGTTGTAAGTAACAGATGGTCCAGGGAAGAATGCTCCACCACCACCAACTGGAGCATATGGTTCAAACTCAACATTATTGATCTTGATAATATCACCCGTGGTATGTCCATGTCCAACAACACTAACAGTGGATAACCCAGTGATTTCATCATAGACAAAATCTACGATTGGTTGAGAGTTGTAACTGGTATTAATTCCAAGAACACCTACGGTAATAGACATACCAATACCAGTTGCTGTTGTTGCCCCAGTAGCAAGTCTAGAAACACCCTCAACAACGAGGTTATCGTAACTTGGTTCTTGAATGTTGATTGTTGGATTTGTGTATCCACTTCCAGCATTCGTAATGGTGAATGCCAGTGTTCCGCCAGCACCTACACTTGCCGTAATTTCAGCAAGTGTTCCAGTGTGACCAGATTCTGTGACAGCAATGGCAGGAGCAGTGATTGTGGAATATCCACTACCAAAATCAGCATTTGTCCACTTTGCAAAAGTTCCACCAGAACTGTATGTGTGGGCAAATGTTACAACACCGACTTGAGTTTCGAACTTAGTGTTAGAGAGGATTCTAGTAGCATAATAAGGACCAGCTGGTTTTACTTCATATGCATTTCCTGCTGTAGCACCAGCACCAGCATAGACGTGGACAATGGTGGAAACACCAACGTTAATTAAGAAAGTATTGGTTCCAGCAATACCAAGGATTGGATATCTATTGGTATTAACACCAACAGCTTTACCTTTAGAACTTCCATCTGGGAAGATGGAGTTAGTGATTCCAGTATGTGGAGTGGAACAAGCCATTCCAATATTAGAAAGATCAACCAATCTACCAATTCTAAAGTTATGAGCAGATGTCAAACCAACCGTGGCAAGACCTGTTCTATTATCATAAACAAAAGAACTGATGGTAAAGTTTACACCTTGCTCAGATGGGAACTGATAGTTGTTAGCAAATGGACCATTAGCAGGACAAGAGAACGTCATATTTTTCAGTTCAATCTTATCACCAGTGTTCAGTTCATGAGGACTAGAAGAAGTTACTGTCAGAATACCAGTTGCATTATCATATTCAGCATTAGAAATGGCATCAAAGACTCCAGTCGTTGGTACTCCAGCAATATTTGTAATTTGTCCAAGAGTAACTGTAGGTACAGCAAATGCTTTTCTCAAAGGTGCATATCCCAACCCATTAGTAGATCCGAAGGAAATGGGAACTCCACCTCTAGGAAGTTGATTTTGGTTGATATCATCAACATCAATAATTTGAGAACCACCCTCAGAAAGAATACCAGTGAATACAATACTGCTGATTCCACTGACTTCAGTAATGGTGAAATTATTATCAGTATTGTTTGGTGTAGATGGTGCTTGGAAAATACCATTAATAAAGACAACACCATTACCACCAGTGGATCCAATACCCGTTACACTATTGCCATTAGAGTTGAGTGTAAACTCAGAAGTTACACCATCAAATTGATCAGATACATCATCAAACAGAATGCTGGTGTCATAATCCTTTCTCAGATAAACTCTTCCAGAGAAGTTCGATCTTGGAATCGTCAGACCTCTACTGTCAAGATCCTCTCTACCAGCACCCTTGGGTGCCTCAGTAAAGTAAATTTTACTATCGACGATGTTGTAAGATCCTCTATAAACAGAAATATCTGCAAATTGACTATGGGACGTTGCACTAGATCCAACGAATCCACGTTCAACTTCAATAATTGGTAGAGTTCCAATAGCACCTACACCAGCAGTATTTGTAGAGCCAAGTCCAACAATAGAAACCTTCATGTATTCATTATCAACTTTAACCAGATCCGCAGGTCTTATAGAAGAAATTCCAGAAAGTTGAATAATAGTGGTTCCTGCTCCTACAGAATGCATTGTCTGCTCTGATAAAGGAGTCTTTAAGATTGGTGACTGTACAATACCATCTAAAGTAATGATTGTCTTTTCGTTCCTCTTTGCCATGGAGAAGACGTGCTTGTTACCAGAACCAAGTGCGGTGAATGTAACCGCAGTTCCAGCAGTGGCAAGAGTGGCAGCAGTAGCAACTCTAAATTGAGTGGCATTGTCTCTGATGGCATAAACCGTCTGAGGAAGACGTGCCGTTCCAATTCCAGTATCATAAACAAGAGCGGTAGCACCGACACCAATCAAATTAGACTCTGGTCTGTACTCAAGTTCTTCACCAGTTTGGAAAAAGTGCTCTAATGTGAATCTACCAGTCGTGGTGCTAAGAATACCAGATCCTGCTGGGTCAAATGTCTTAGCAAAAATATCAACATCACCATGCTGAGCAGAAAATTCAAGAATCTCTCTTTGATTGATTCCATAATAAACTGCTTGAGAGACATTTTGGTTTACATCTCCATAAGAAAGATCACCAATTCCATTGATATCACCATTGTTATCAAGATCCCTATAAATGATTTCATTAAAAGTCTGAACCTGAATATCACCACTGTAATCGGGATGGAACTTCAGATCAACACCATTAGATGAGTATTCTGCGGAGAATGTTCCAATACCATTAACATCATTTACAGAAAGATATGGATAACTGAGAACATATAAATTCTCTCTATCTTTTTGATCGTTCAGAACATATACTTGATGGACAGATTGAGTTTCACCAATACTTACCCTTACAGTAGATTTCAAAGACCCATCGGTAACACTGTTAATGCCAGTGATTACTGTTGGTGTTCCGCCAGTTACAATCTCATAATCAGATTCTAATCTACCAGTTCTTTCTGTTCCATCAGAAGTTCCAGTAAATTTAAATCTGTAAGTGCCAATACCAGCAGCAGTTGTTCCTATTCCAATGGTTTGAGTTCTCAGTCTTACATCATTAGATCCATTATTATTGTAAACAAGACTTACTACACCAGATTCAATAGAAGCAGTAAATGATCCAATGAATGGTCCAGAAAGTCCATTAAGACCAACTCTGGTATTAAATGCTGCCAACTCAGTCAAATAGGTATCAACACCGTTATGAGTAATAACCAGTTCAGTGTAGTCTACTGCATTGCTAAGTTCATCAAACACTTCCACACTAGTGTAGAAGGTGTCAGTAACAGAAGTGCTAAATCCAAGAACAGTTGTACCAACACCAGCACTTACATCTTGAGTTTTAGAAATCAGATCAACAAATCCAATGCTTTGAGATCCGATTCCAGCGGTATCATCATCAAAGAAGGTCTGAAGAAGTTTTACTTCATAGTCAGTATTGTAAATCTCATTTGGAGAGAATCTTAAAGAATATCTGTTAGTATCAGCATCAAAGAATCCATCAAGTTCACCAATTGTTTCACCAAGACCAACTTTTTCAAATACAAAGGTGTCTTCATTGTTATTAACCAAAACGAGTTCTTTAAGACCCATTTCAGCATCATTTGTAATGTCTACAAGTTGTACTAAGAACTTGTTAGTTTTTCTTGCGTCACCAAAAGAAGAAACGTCCTTAAAGGTAAGAAGTTCGTCAGAATCCTCATTAAGAAATTCACCACTAATATCATCAATCGAAACAACTCTGTTGGTCTTATTAAGAATATAATCAGTTACTTGAACATTTTGGAGTTCAATAGACTTAGATGTATTTGTGGTTGCATCCAAGTCCAAAGCAAAGTCGAAATCATTAATGGTATCGACTCTCTTAGATCCATCAAAAATATCAAGAACTAGGAATGGTTGTTCCTGTGCAGTCGTGAAGGAAGCACCAACATTTCCCTTGGGGTTGATTTGGGTATCGGCAAAGTTGCGATATCCAGTTGGGTGAACATTGTCATTAACATAGCTGATAATGTCATCAAAGGATTTCTCACTCTGGATAGAGTAAGACATTCTCTGATAATAATCATTGTCACCCGTTACTTGATAATCTTCATCAAGTTTTCCAATGTCATTACTCCATCCCTTAACAAAGGTAGAAGTCGAATCAATCTCAAACCTACCAATTTTAGTAGTGATGTTTTGAATAGTACACTTAGATCCAGTAACAGATCCCGTCAGGGTATCACCATTCTTAATAGGTGTTGTTCCCGTAATATTAAGTTTACCAGTTAAAGAGTTAAAGCTACTTACAACAAGATTTGTAGATCCAGGAACTAGAGAATCATTGAGATAAAGTGATTCACCTGGTTCAAATACAGATGTCTTCTTGTTTACTACGAACTCAGGAAGATTCTCTTTCTTAATAACGTTAGCAAAAAGACCTGGGTTTGTAATGGCAATGCCTGTGTTAGTAGTAACTAAACTGCTAAGGTCATATGTCAACTGATTAGGATTAACACTGCTATTGTAAGCAGTTACAGTAAAGAACTTATATCCATAATCAGACGAATTATGTCCATCACCAGTTGTAGATGCAAGACCTATTCCCTCAACGAAAACTTCATCCCCAACCTTAAATGGTGCTGTACTGAATCCAAGAATAGGTGTAGTAACACTCAAAGTGACAATGTTATCGGTACTAGAGGCAACACTGACAACAGAAACACCGTTATCATTGTTTACTGCTACGGCACGATACACAACATCTTCTTTAAGACCAACTGGATTTCTATCAATTCTGATTCCAGCTGTCTCTACACCGTTAACTAACGTAGTTGGACTTACAGCATTTCCAGAAAGTTCTGTAGAACCTTGGAAATCAGAAACGATGCTATCAGAAGATGGGTCATAAAGAACCAAGCTTGGGGGTGTCAAATAATTTTTGCCACCACCTGTCACTGTAATAGAATCTAGAGTTTCATAGTTCTTAACAGAAAGTTCATTTGGAACTTTTGCTGTAGGTGTAAGAGTTTTATCTGATGGATAGGAGAATCCAGGAGTCAAAAGTCTTACAGATTCCAACTTACCAATAGAGTTGGAATTCAGTCTCAGTACAGCATCAGATCCATACGTAGAAGTAATACTAGAAATATTTGGAACAGACTTATATCCAATACCATTAAAGATTATTCTAACATCTTCAATAGATCCAGTAGCACTTGTCGATGTCGTTTTGTACTTTATAGAATCGCACTCAGAAGCAGAATAAGAAGACTTTTCAGCAACATCAGAAAGATTAACATCAAAAGTGGTGCTTGTTACTCCAGATACATTGTATGTTCCATTGTATTTGCTATTAGAATATCTGATTTCGTTATATCCAGATACATCTCTATCAGCAGTACTGATAAATCCACCCTTATGTAAATTGTAATAAAGAATAGATGGGAAGATTGAAGAGAATCCAACTGTTACTCCAGCACCAGTTGTTCCATTAGTTCCAAATGGTGTAATTAAGAAATTAGTTGTTTGTCCAGTGGATACGACCGCATTATTAAAATCATTATCATAGTAAACACTAAAGTTGTATCCAGAAAGACTGGAGTCTTCAAGATTAAAGACTATATCATTATTTTTAAACACTTCAAGTGGTGGATTAACCAAAGAAAGTGTTTGGGAAGTTCCACCAACAGAGGTTAAGTTTACAAAAGTTGGTGGTGAAGAAATAGCATCTTTTCTGGTTTCAGTTAGTCTAAAATTGTCTTTATCAATCGTAAAGACATAGAACGTTCCAGTTGACAGTCCACCAATGACTTCACTTGCATCATAATAGACTTTATCACCAGTTGAATATTCGTGATCGGTCTTAGTGATAGTATTAGTACTCGTGTTAATGCCAGTGGAACTAATAGCAACTGGATTAATAAGAATTCTTTCTTCTGCAACCTTAACTACTACTGTAGAAGCAGCTCCAACACCAGTGCTCAAACCAGGATTGACCATCAACTCAATAGTATTTCCATTAGTAAGTCCATGAGTTTCACCAGTGGAAACTGTTGCGGTTATCTTCTTAACATTAGCAGTTATCTGACTATTGATAGAGGCAAACTGATAATCATACAAATTAGTGTATGAAACATCTCTGAAATAAACTTGATCTCCATTAAGAACAGTTGCAATCCCAATAGTATCCTTAGAGGTTCTAATAGCATAGACCTGACTTGGCATGTAGAATACAGTTCCCGTTGGACTTGTAGAAATGCCAATAGAAGTCGTTCCGAGACCAACAGAGTAAGAGATTTGTTGGTTGGTTACAAATGGGTGATCTTCAAGGAAGATGTTCTGGGCAAGGATACCTCTCTGTGTCGTAATACCATTAAACTGATAGGATCTTGTGGTAGAAAGACCAGCAGTAATTCCAATACCAACAGATTCGAATGGATTGAAGTATACAGTATCCTCTTCCTTAGAATCGAAGTAAGGTGTTTCTAAGGAAACAGTGAACCGTTGTGGCAGATAAGAAACGGTTTCCGTTGCTGTATGTGCCACACCACCACTAGCGGTTTCTGATGGGAATCTCTGAACTCTGATGATACCATCTGCAGAGAAAACATTCAGAACACCAAATGTTTCATTAGAAACTTTCAGGGAACTTCCAATGGAAACGGGAACTGTAGAAACAGAAATGTCTGTGGTCATTCCACTAACACCAGTGGTTCCCATTCCAACTAAAAGTCTGCCATTAGGGAGATCTGTATTAATGGTATGAGAACCATCGAGATTTTGGACAAAAGTAGATAAACCAGTAACTTGAACAACGTCTTTATCATTCAGATCAAAGTTTGGACTAATAGAAAACTCTACTGTTTTATCATCTTTCCAGGTAACAATAGCATTTTCATAAACAGTCTCTGTGGAAGAAACACTAACAATGGATCTCCCACCGATTTTAGATACTTGAGCTGCAAGACCAGTTCCAACCTCAGTCTCACCGAAGTTTAAGTTGTCACCAACAGCATATCTGGCATTTCCTGTAGAAGCAACACTGATAGAATCTACAGACCCAGATCTAACAACATCAACTACAGCATCTTGAGAGAATACTTTATATGGTTCAATAGCAAAGTCATATGAAGCACCCTTTTCAGCAATTTTTTGTGGGAAGGTATTTCTAATCAGATTGGAGTTATTAAAGTCATAGTTCTGATCAATAGAAGCCGCAGGATCTACGTTCTCAGGAACACTCTTGGATCTGAAAGAATTTCCAACAAAGAATGGGAACTGTGGATTATTGTTAGAATCAATAGTGGCAAAGTATGCGTAAATTCCTTGTGGAAATTCATTGGTGATAGTATATCTTCCATTAAACTCGTCAAGATCACCAACATCAGTGAATCTGTAGTCATCAACAAAGAATCCAAGTGGGAAAGTAGTTGAGTTTGGTCTATTGGTAATGTAAGAAATGCTAGAAGTGTATCCAGATCCAACTCTCTTAGTTCCACTCTGAATGTCTTCTGGATTATTATAACCATAAGATCCGTAGATTGGGTTGCCATCATATGCCCAACCAATGATTGGTGAGTGGAATGCTCCAGTATCACCAAATGCATTTCTAAGTGTTACACCATATCCAATGGCAGTATACTCAAGACCACGATCTGGAGTTGGAGATACGACCTCTCCACCATTATCGTTAATCTTAGCAAACTTATTGACACCCAAACGTCTCACGAAACCGTTCAGGATTGCCCCAGAACCCACCGAATTAGCCTTAATGGTGGTTGTGTTCGAATCGTAGTTTAAACCCTGTGAGAGGACGACTACAGAGGTCACTACACCAGCATTGTTAATGAGTGCTCTCAGTCTAGCTCCAGATCCAGTTGTTCCTGTTCCAACAGGATTAGAGTTGACAACCAGTTCTGGTGGGGACGTATATCCAGTACCACCACTGAGAACGAATACATTGTCAATCCTTCCATTGAGGATTACTGGTCTTACTTCAGCACCACTTCCACTATTGACACTAATCTGAGGTGTTCTTTGGAAGTTCAGAATTTCTGAACCATAGTCAGTACCTTCATTGTAGAGATAAGCATCTACAATTGGTCCACGAACAACTGGAGTAGCAGTAAATGTTCCCTCTGTTTGCTGAGTTGTTACTGCTTTGATAGTTACGGTGATTTCAGGATACTTGAAGATGTGACTACCGACACCAACAGATCCAAGAGTGACATACTTGTTTCTATTGAAGTCAGTATGATTGGTTCCACCAACACCAGCATTGGCAAGTCTAAACTCTTTATCAGAAACAGTCAATACCTTGTACTGTACTGTTGTAGAAAGTCCAGAGATAGCAGTATCAAAGTATTCGTACTCTACAAAGTCACCATTAGTAAAGTTATGATTATCAAAGACAATGGTATCATTTGCTGTATTGATACCTGTTGACTGAACAATGAGTTTTCTATTAGAATATCCTTGTCCAGGGTTAAGGACATTAATTCTATCAATCTTTAGCTTCTTATTAGTAGTTCTGAACTTCATCAGTCCAGCATTATTTTCAGTAGTAATACCAATAGTATTAATTCCTAACTGAGCATCCAGTTTTGTATTATGGATTTGAATAGTACTACTGTTAATAAACTTAGAGTAGTAGATATTTCCTGTTTGAAGCGTTAAGTTCTGAATAGCATCATTGGAGGTATTTGTGGCAATACCAAGAGCAGCATTACCTAATGCATTGTAAACAATAGGATCACCAGTTTGGAAGTTATGCTGAGTATCAAAAGTAATGGTATTAGCAGAAACATCAACACCACCACCTTCAGCAAGAGTATTCGCATTAAAGAATACTTCTCTAAATTCAGATGCTAAGGTTGCGGATGCCGTAGCACCTTCACCATTACCACCAGAAACGTTAATGGAAATTACTTCTTCCAAATCAAAGTTTACTGGATCAACAAGAATATCAGTAAATGATCCCTCAACAACTGGTTGTACTAATGCGGTTGTTCCAGAAGAAATAGATGGATTACCAACAATCACTCTTGGAGCATTAGATGCATCATAGTTTGTTCCACCAGTAAACACTTCAACCCTATCAAGGGGACCGTAGAATACGGAATCATCAACCTTATAGTTTGTTACTTCAACACCATTGATAAGAATACCTGTTGTTCCAGGTTGAGTTAAATCTCTCTCACCAGTTCTAATATCTTGAGAGAGTGGGAACTTCTTAAGAAGTTTTTGTGGTTGAATAGAACCCTCTCTTTGTTCCGCAAGAATGAAGGAGTGAGGACCACTATTAGAAGGATTAAACCTTACATATGATCCTGCTGCCAAGAATGATCTAGACAGGGAAAGCTTAATCCTATTGTTATTGGGTGCTGGTTGAACCTCGACAAAGTAACTTCCCGTATTCAATCCAACAATAGGAGAAGCACCATCTAAAGGTTGGTAAAATACTTCGTCTCCACTGAAGAATGGAACAACGTCTTGGAAAGAAATCGTATCATATGAAAGCTTATTAGAGTCGTATCCCTGAATAGAACCACTTGATGTAGATGCTACGGAAATTTGAGACTCAGTTGTTACTGGTCTGATTACATAGGATGGTAAGGAGTTGGAAGCAACATATCCAAATTTATTGTCTTCGACATATGTGTTTAATACATCAGAAGAAAGAACATTGTCACCAGACGATAATGGGGCACCTAAAGAAGATGCCTTGTTGATTCTCTTTCGGATATCATAAAACCCAGCTGGATTTACTCCAGAATAATCACCAGATCCAAGTGTTACTGCATTATTTGTTAAGTTTACACCAACAACTTCAAGATTGGATGCGGCAATTGTTTGACTAGATCTTTCTACAATGTCAACGAAATCACCCTCTTTCAGACTAGATCTGTCAATTGTGGAAGAGAGATTGAAAGTAGAACCACTGAAAGAGCTTACAAAATATCTTGCAGAAGTATTGTAGATCCAGGAGTTGAAGAAGATCTTCGCATAAGAATCATCTTCCTGATCATTAGAAATAACTTGACCAAGATTTTTAACAGAGATTAATGATCCCTCTACGGAGGAAAAGATATCCTCAGATTGCTCAAAGTTACTTAAAACACCAGTGATAACAAATCTGACCTGTCTGGTCAAATCATTTTCTTCAAAAGCATATACTTCAAGATCTTGAGTGATCTCTGTTCTGGGTGTAATATCCTCTGTTAAACCAGAACATCCAATGAACTGGGTAATTGTCTTTGATGTATATGTGATAGTGTCGTCACCAATAACAAATGATCCAGACTCTGGGAATCCAATAGTCGAATCTACGGTGATTACATTAGAACCAGCAGAGTGACTGCCAATAGTAAAACTACTTCCAGGAATATTAAATTTACCTTCGATAAGACTCTCATCACCAAATCCAGTAAAGAGAGAAATCTTATAGTATGTCTGTACACCAATATCCTCAGAAGTTCCTCTAGTAAAAATCTCTACTTCGGAAATTGGTCCACTAGCAGACCCAATCTTATTCAGTGGTTGAGCATCTTGGAATAGTGTTGTGCCAGAAATAAGAGCGGGATTGCCACTGATCAGTTTAGCAACAATAACCTCTCTACGAACATATTCCGCATAAGAAGGTTTTGCTAGAAACTGTTCAAGATCGATTACTTTAGAATCTACACCATACAGAACTTTCAGAAGAATTTTGATAGATTCTTCCGTACCTTTACTCTCATATAAACTTCTAGATTCTTTAATAAAGTTATTTACGTCTAGACTAGGAGCAAGTTGCGTATTTTCTAATCCAGGTGTGTATAGTTTTTTGAGTTTGTTATAAAATTCTTTAAGAAAGAGAGCACTTAAATTCTGTACAGATACTCCCTCTGCGTGAGTTTCTGCTTCAGATTCGGAAAATACTAATTCTTCAGGATTATTGGGGGCATGATATGATGTAATGCCAGAAAATCCGCGCACACATCCTGTAAAGGAATTAGTTGTTACACCAGTATATGTAATAATTTCATTATTTAACTTGATTAATCCATATTCTTGCGGAAATCCTTTTGTATTAGTAACAAAGATTTCTGTATCTGTTGTGGAAATGCCAGATGTCACTGTGGACATACCAGCAATCACATCTGGTGTCAGACTATCCAGTTTCAGGTACTGATCAATATTCTCAGCAATATCGACTGGACCACCAGCAAATTCTTGAGACGTGTAATAAGATCTCAGAAAATCCACAACAAGTGGATTTTCGTCTTTAAT